TGTGGCAGATCAGCCCCGGCGCGCATTTCATCGGCGTTGGCCAGATGCCGTCGCTGCTCTCGAACACCTGGCACAATGCCACGGCATACACCGTGACGACCAAGCCTTCGGCAGCGGATTGCCTGGTCGGCCATGGGTATTCGACGATCTCGGCCGAGATTTTCCCTGATGCCACCTTCGTCGGCAATGCCTGCGCTGCCTATCTCGGGGCGCGCATGCCGGCCGGCGGCGGTTTTGGCTGGGGGCTGAACACCATGGCTGAGATGCTGCCGGCGTTCGTCGGCAACGCCGTGTCGATTGAGGCCGACATCAACAACTACGGCAGCCATCCTTATCGCGGCCAGGGTGTGCTGGTGACGGGTGTTGGAAACAGCCAGACCGAGGTTGGCGTCGTCGTCCAGCGTGGCGATGTGGACAGCCGGTGGGGCGTGGGCCTGCGCGTCCTCTATTCCGAGGTTGGGATCGACGTTGACCTGTCCGACATCGGCGCCTTTGCGCAGAAGGGCATATGGGTTCGGGGGATCGACGACAACTTGCTTGTGCTGCAGCCGTCGGATGATGCCAATCCTGGCAACGCAGCGTTGTTCCTCAACAATGCCGACGCCGGCGTGGTCAACTTCCAACTGACCAAGCGCGGAGGAATCTGCATCGGGCCAAGCGGTTCCGAGATCACCAAGCATCTATCCGCCACGGGGCTTATCAACGGCGGGACCATTCCGGCGCACAGTACCGCCGATTTTTTCATAAACCTTGCTGGCGTCGTGCAGGGCGACAGCGTGACGGCCTCGCCGTTGGGGGCTCCTGCGGCGGGCATCGCATGGAGCGCCTATGCAATTGACGGCGGCGTCGGCATCCGCATGGCCAATGTCACCAGCGGCGCCATAGATCCAGATGGCGGCGGTGGGCTGAACTGGCGCGTCGACTGCTGGAAGCACTGAGCGGCCCGTGAAGCGCATCCCGTTCCCGTCCGAGAGCTACCAGCACCCGAGCCGGGCGCTGTCGAGCAAGTCGCTGGTGAACCTGTTCATGGAAGCCAGTCCGCCCGACGCGCGGACGGATCGGCCGCTGGTCAGCACGCCTGGGCTGGTGGCGGCGGATATGGTGTTCGGGGGCGGGCAGGCGGCGAACCCGCTGCCGTTCGGGTCTGGGCCGATCCGGGCGATGAACGGCGATGTGCCGGGCGTCGGCTATGTCGTGTCGGGCTCGCGCTTGTACCGCGTCGCGTCGCCTACCATCGGGGTGCAGACGGTAGTGGATCTTGGCGATGTGGGCGTGCCGGCGGGCGCGGACTATTCGCAGAACCTCATGGTGACGATTGCCGTGGGCGTGAATGCCGCGGTTATCTGCGTGCCGCCGAAATGCTTCACCTGTGGTCATGGCGGGCCGCTGAACCAGATTGGCGGAGACTTCCCGGGGGCGCGGTCGGTCGCCTATCTGGACGGCTATTTTGTTTTCAGTCCCGATGAATACAGCCAGCAGTTCTTTACCTCGCTGCTGCTGGATCCGAACGCCTATGACGCTTTGGATTTCGCCTCGTCTGATGCGGTGCCGAACGTGCTACGCCGGATCGTCAGCCTGCGCGGTGATCTGTGGCTCATCGGGGATGCGGGGATCGAGATCTGGTACAATGCGGGCGCCGCCGATTTCCCGTTCCGGCGCCAGGCCGGGGGTGTGATTCCCTACGGTTGCGTTGCGATCAAGTCCGTTTGCATCGGCGACGGGTCGGTATGGTGGCTCTCGGCGAACGGTGTGGTGCTGCGGTCGCGCGGCTATCAGGTCGAGCGGGTCAGCACGCATGCCGTCGAGGCCGTTTTGCGGAAATACGCTGCACCAAGCGTCGACGATGCGCTGTTCTACTCACAGGGCGGCCATAGCTTCTATGCAATCACGCTCGGGCGGTCGGTGACGCTGGTTTACGACGTCTCAACCGAGGAGTGGCACACGCGCAGCAGCAGCACGGACGGCATCAATCCGTGGCGGGTCAACTCCGTCATGATGATGGGCGATCAGGTGTTCCTTGGCGATCGGCTCTCGGGGCGTGTCTTTCGCTCGGTGCCGGGGCTTGAGACTGAGGACGGGCTCAACGTCATTCGCCGCGTCGTCATGCCGCCGCTTTGGGCGGAGACGAACCGCGCGTTTATGTCGCGGCTCGAAATCGAGATGGAGATGGGTGAGGGGCAGGCACCGGGCGATCTCCTGCTCGAATGGTCGGACGATGGCGGGCAGACCTATCCGAACGCCAGGTGGCTACCGGCGGCGGGGCGACGGAGCCGGATCGTCACCACGCGCCTCGGCAGCTTCCGGCAGCGGATTTTCCGGATCTCGACCAACGGGCCATGCACGATGTTCGCTGTGGATGCCGAGATCGGGGTGGGGAGCGGCGGCTGATGGCGGTCATGCCGCGGGCGCTGCCGCCGCTGAATGCGTCGCCGTTCGATGGAAACGGGCAGTTCAGCCAGGCTTGGCTGAGGTATTTCCAGCAACTGGCCGACCAGCTCGTAACCATGGACCAGCTCACGTTCGTCAGCAGTGAGGCTGCGGCGGCTCTTTCCGCGGCAATCGCACCTCTCGACCTCCGCATGGGCTCGGCTGAGGCGGGCTTGGCTGATCATGAGGCGCGCATCGTGGCTCATGCGGCGCGTATCACGGCGCTGGAGGAGCGGGTCGACGATATTGAGGCGCGGCTGACGGCGGCGGGGATCCCATGAGGCATTTCCGGCTGATCCATAGCGGGCTCGACGTCGGGCCGATGCTGGCGGAGCTCGATGCCGCGCCGGAGCTTTGGGACGAGTTCACCGAGCGGCGGACGGCGCCCGGTAGCCCGCACGCGGAGATGCAGGACATCTGGCTGCGCACGCGCCCGCGGGAGGAGCTGCAGGGCGATGAGGCGTTTCAGCAGCCCTACTGGCCCGCGTTCTATCCGGCATGGCGGCGGCTGCCGGCGGTGCATCCGGTGGTGCATGCGCTGATGGGCATGACGCAGGCGGTGCAGCTGGGCAATGTGCTGATTACCCGCATCCCAGCCGGCGGGCAGATCCGGCCGCATATCGACGGCGGCTGGGCCGCGGCTTGGTTCGACCGCAAATTCTACTGCTGCCTGCGGGGCGGGGCGCGCTGCGTCAACACCTGGCAGGGCGGCGAGGAAGTCGCCATGCGGCCGGGCGAGATTTTCGAGTTCAGGAACGACGTGTTGCACGGCGTCGAGAATCACGACCGCAGCGAGCGGATTTCGCTGATCGTCACGATGAGGGTCGAGGCTTAGCGTGGCGCCTTTTCTGGGCGTCGCTCATCTTGGCTCGCGTCTCGGCGCTGAACGTGCGGCCTTTCTGTGCAGCACTCATCTTGGCTCTCGTAGTAGCGGATCGCGGCCCCCTGCGTCTCTGCGCCTCGCTCATGTTGGCCCTGGCCTCTGCGGTCGGGGTTTTCCCCGTGCTGATTCTCGCCATTTTGGCGCAGGTTTCCGCGGTGTGCTGCCGGCCAAGGTTGGCTTGCCTGAGCTTGGCGCGGGTTTCTTCGGACATGGGAGGGCGCTTGCGAAGCGCTTCGCTGAGCTTCGCGCGGTGTTCGGCGGAGAGGGTTTTCCCGGTGCGAGATGCGCTGATCTTGGCACGCGTCTCGGCCGAGATTATTTGGCCCTTCTTGGATGCGGAGAGCTTCGCGCGCTCCTCGGGTGTTCGGATCCGCGCTGCGGCGGCTCTGCCCACGGCGGCGCGGTGCTCGGCTGAGATGACCTTGCCTTTATGTACTGCGGAAACCTGGGCCTTTTGGGCGTCGCTTATTTTCTTCCCGCGTTGCGCTGCTGCGCGCTTCTCTGTGTGCTCGGGGGCCTGCTTTCGGCCCTTGTGGAAGGCAGACACGGCGGCGCGCTGCGCGGCGGAGATCGTTTTCCCCTTGTGGACGGCCGACACACGGGCCTTCTGCTCTGGCGTTAGGCGGCGGCCACGGGAAGCGGCGCCGATGGCGGCCTTCGCGCTCTCGGGCATCTTCATGCCGAGGCGGCTGTCGGCTTTCGGGCACGCATTGAAGCCACGGCTGGGGCATGAGGCGTCGTGGTGATCGAGCCAATGCTGCTCTCGCGGCACCAGATCGGCGAGGGCTTCGACGTATTCGAGGACGGTGAAGGTGAAGGCGTCGGGGCCGTGCCGTTTCCATGCGGCTTGCAGGCGTCTTGTGTGGTGACGGCCGTGGTTCAGGTCGCTGCGGTGGACCGTCCAGCGGCGCGAGATGTTCACGGCGGACCCGATGTAGACCAGCCCGCTCGCAATGTGGGTGATGGCATAGATGCCAGGCGATCTCGGGGCGTCGTTCGTCATTCCGCGATCGTGGCGGGAGCATTGACCCCGCATCAAAACAAAATGGAGTCAGGATGAAACGCGCTCCAAATCAGCCGATCAGCGGCGAGGTGGTGCTCTATGGCGGCTGCTTTGTGAAGCAGATGTTTGTGCCTGACGCGGGCACATTGATTCCGCAGCATAGTCACACCTGGGATCATCTGAGCGCTCTGTGCCAGGGCGCGGT